GCGGTGTCGTAGAACGAACCGTAACGCTTTTTCGGCAATTGCTTATAACCCTGCATTGACAACCACGTTGTATTACTGGTTGCCATGTAAAGGCTTACGCCGTTCGGTAGAACCTCACTGCTTGTCGTGCCATTAATCGTGCTGTTCGTATTGTACGGATACACCGTTAGCGGGTTTGCACCGCCATTTGTGATGTAAACCGTTTCGCCCGTTTCCGTTTGGGGTAGCTTGACTCCTGCGCTTGCGCCTGTGGTCGTGACATCGTTGTACACGGCCACAATTTGCAGCGCATCACCGGCTGTCGTGCCGGCTGCGGTTAACGCAGTACCGCCATCCCCACAAATGGAAATGGTCGATAGCTGCGATAACCCAGAGCCAAAAACCCGTGACGGAATCGCCACGAATTACGCTCCAGCAAGCGAAACCCAAGTCGTGCTGCTGGTTCCGAAGAACAGCGAAGCCTTTGCCGCTGCGATCGTCACCGAGGCTGCGCCGTCGATCGTGCTGCCGGTCTGCGGATATACCGTCAAAGTTTCCGCACCGTCATTACGAACAACCATCATTGCGCCAGCTTCCGCAGCCGGTAGCTTCACGCCCGTGCCAGAGGCCACCGTAGACGCTCGCGTAATTGCAGCGCTAACTAACTCAGCGTCAGTCGCGCTGGACCCTGCGGCTGTCACCGAGGCTGATACGTCACCGCAAATCGCAGTCGTCGCGCCGCCTGATTGACCCGCACCTTGCACTCTTGAAGGAAATGCCATTTTTACACTCCTATGCGGCTAACTTCAGATCGCGCCGCGTTTTTAAAATTTCGGCAATGAGGCCATCACCCTTTGCTTCAATGGTGACGTCCGGCATTACCCCGTAAATCATCTGGAATTCGTTAGCCTGCTGAGCCATCGCCATGTTGCACGTAAATTTTCGCTTATGCTCGCCCACGTACACGTCAATGGTTTCGCCTGTCGTTTCGCCCGTAAATCGCTTGACGCCATCAAAGCGGTTGCAGCTGTCGTATCCGTACAGCACAAACTTTCTGAATCCGAGGATGTAGCCGATATTAATCGCCCGCATCCCACTCGTCGTACCGCCACCAATCGCGAGCTTTCCTGCCCCGATCGCTTGCAGTTCGTCGCCTTCAGCCCATGAATGCCACACCACTACCTTTTTGTCAGCGAGGTGGTCAAACATCACGGGAGGACACCGCGAGGCGATGAGGTACACCGTGTTATCGTTTTTCAACGACACGCCTTTCGTGCGATCGCGAGGATCAAGGTTCACGTAAAGGTCTGGCGTTACCCCATGCTCAACCAAAAAATCGTGGGCAGATTTAATCGCCACAATTGTTCGGCCTGCATCACGATGCGCTTTGATTTCATCAATGAAGCTCGGCATCGACCACCCACTTGCCACAAGCACAAATGTTCCATCGTGCTTGCAGCAAGAGGGGGCGAGTTCTGGTAGACCACGGGCCAGCGCGGATCGGATGTTGCCGGCTAATTCGCCGGCCTCACCCGCCTGCTGGACCGTAATCTCCAGAGGCTTCATCGTTACGGCGCGCCACCAATCGTGCCGGTCGCGACGTGCGGATAACCCGCCACACAAGTCGCAGCCGTCGCGTTGGAGATGCTGGTGACAGCCACCAAGCCGGCCACTAAGCCACCCGATACCGTCGCGTCATCAAGCACGCCAGCGGTCGCAGTGGTGTAGAGCGGCACAGCCGGCGCGCAGTTGGCAGCGAGGTTTACCGAAACCTTACCGCCCGTATGCACCCAACCGTATTCCAGCGAGGCCATAGACACTTGGGCAAAGCCCACGCGCTTGCTGTTCGCGCTGTTGGTGGAGGTCAACGGAACCACGGTTCCATCAGCCAACACCGACACCGCTGCGTACTGCGAAACGGTCGAAGCCGCCTGCACGTACACGGCCTGCCCGCCGTCGTCCAAGTTAACAGTCGTGCCGAGGTTGAAGGTTGGCGAAGTGCCAACGTACCCCAACGCGACGCCAATCACATTGCTAGTTGAAACAGCCATTTGTCATAACTCCTATTAAGCGATCAGGACGCCGCTGAACTGCGGACCCGATGAAGTCATGTTTCCGGCCCAACCAATCAGCTTGACGACCGCATCTTGGTTCACAGCCTGACGCTCGCCACCGATCGGAACGAAGTTACGATCTTTGTGCGGACGGAACATCAGGTACTTCGTGTTCAAGAAGAACATGTGGTTTGCGGTCGCGGCACTGCCGATACCACCATCCAACACGACGTCAGAGGCCATGCCCGCGCCGTAATACTTCAACGAAGCGAAGCCAGCACCCGCCATGCCCGAACCACTGTCGGTAATGCGCTGGATGCTCTGCAAGCTCTGAAGGTACAGGCGGTAAAAGTTGTTATCGGCAACAATCAGGTCGGGCTTGTCGGTTCCGCGAATCAGCTGAACAGCGACGCTGTCCATGTACTGCTGAATGTTGGCAGCCGACACGGCAGCACCACCATCGGTCAAGCCGCTGAACGACACCGAACGCCAGAACGACCAGTTCGCACGGTTGATGCCACCGTACGTACCCGAGGACGGGGCATCCGGCACAGCCGCAGCCAATCCGTCGATGTTCTTGCCAGCGTTGCCCGTGCCGTCGCCGTAGATGTCCGAACCGATACGGTTCGCCAACTGGGCTTCGGCCACTTCCATACGGCCATCAAGCAAGTCGATGATCGCTTCTTTGCCGCTGTTCTGAATCATCTCAAGGCCCGAGATGGACACCGCAGCCGCATACTGCTTGATGCTGAACTGCGCCGCCGAAATGGGGCTGTTCTGACCAACGTTCAACACTTCGTAGCCGCTATAGCTGTTGGTGTTGTTCGTGGTTGAGTCGTTGTACATGATTTCTTGCAAAATCACGTTACCGCCTGAAAACGTCTTAACGTTTCCACGCTCGCGCAAGCGACGAAGCAACGCATTGTTGTTCGTCACGTTATCAGCCAACTCACCGCTACGGCTCTGGATGTTAGTAGCAATGATGTCGCTGATACTGGAATTGGCAAATGCCATGTTAATACTCCTATATCAGTTAATTACAACCGCGTGCTGACTTCATCTAACGCTTCCATCAGCATTTCGCGACGACTTGTTGCTTTCGGAGCCGTGTTGGTTCCGGGTGTGGAACCTCTGACGCTGACCGCAGCAGCACGGGCTGATTTCGCAGCCCTATCCTTATCGGCGGCTTTTTTCGCATTCACCTCGGCCTGTCTGGCCTGTTGGACACGGTCAAATAACGCCGAATCTAGGCGGATCGCCTTATCATACGCATCTTCTAATGTCTCGGCTACTCCCGACTGAAGTAGCTGAATCATGGTCGGACGCGCCTCTTCAAAATGCTCCGCTTTCGTGGAGAAATCATTAATCTCGTTTAGCAATTGCTGGTTTTGGGTCATTTCCTGCTGTTGCTTCCAACCCATTACCTCACCGCGCACCCGATTAAGCTCGTTTTGCAGCTGATACACCATTGGATCGATGCTTTGCTGGGGCTGCGCTTGTGCTTGCCCTAAGTTAATCCCGTAGGACTGCGCGAGTTGCATGAAATACTGCAACTTTTGGTCGGGCGGCGAATTTCGTAGCGTGTAATCGGCTTGCGCGAGGGCAGCGACGGCCTTATCGGGCGACATACCGAGGCCACGGATCGTGTCCATGTACGGCTCTAGCGCTTCTTGCATCGCATCCGCAAATTGCGCCTTCGATAATAGCGGCTCAACGCCTCGCTTCATCTGCTCTTCGCGCTGCCATGCGTATTCGCGCATTTTTGGGTCAGCCGACATCCAAACTTCGTGATAATCCTTTTTCCATGACGCGGGAGGCTTTGACCAAACCGGCTCTTCTTCCGGCTCTGGCGCTTCTTCCTGCTCTTGCGCTTTTTGAGGCGCAAAACGGCCTTGCTCATCGCGCACTGGCGCGACATCTTCGTTCTGTTCGGCAGCCTCAAACTGCTGCGCGAGGATTTCGCGACGGTCTAGCTCTTCAGTTTCCGGTGTGGCCGGGGTGTTTTCTGCTTCCATGTTTACCTACTCCTGTGGGGATTGTTCGTAAATCGGATGTCGTCGCGCAATCGCTCCAAAATCTTGTTGGCTTGGGCGTGCGTCATGTTGGCAAGTTGATGCTTTAGCACTTCCACCCGATTGTTTTTCGGGGCTTTTGGGGCGTGCTTCAGCGGATCTTCGTTGCCGATTTCAATGCAATTATGTCGGCGCAAGTGATTGCGATGCTGCGATCGGCTCGTAATCATCGTGCCGTCTACCATTGACTTGTACGGCTTGATGTCGTCCTGAACGTAATGCCATTGGCCTTGTTCGTCGCGTTTCTTTTCGACAAATTCGCCATCAATGTATACGTAAGTTCGTTTCATAACAGCAACAATACTTCCTCGTCATCCATTTCGCGATATTCGCGATAAATTGCTTCTACTCGGGCGATATCGTCAATCAGCCCTTCCCAGTTAATCGTTGGCTCTGCGCGTTTTGACTTCGGCGCAGTGATAAACGGTCCTGCAAGCTGTTCAGCGGTCTGTGGTTTGACTTCATACAGTGCTTCATACGCTTCAATTAGCTCGCGCTTTCGCCGTCGTCGCTGCTCTTCCTCTTCTTGCCACTTCTTTTTGCGCTTTTTGTCGCCGCCGTCGTGAGTGTCAATGAGGATGGGCGGGGCGGGCGGGATGACGACGTTACCCGTTTGCCCTTGCGCTTCTTCGCCGGTCGCTTCGGCGCTGTGCGTGACGCTGACGCTACCGACATTGCTCGTAGCGCTTTCACCGAGGAGTGCAACCGTGACTTGGTTGCCGACGTTGCCGACTTGGCCGGTGGCTGCGGCTCCTGTGAGGCCGACGGTTCGACTATCGGCTTCGTCTCCAACCAAGCCCGTAGCCGATACGCCCGAAAGCGCAACGACCACAGAGTCAGCCACATTGCCAGCTTGCCCTGTCGCAGCTTCGCCACTAAGCGTTTGGGACTGAGACGCACCGAGGTTGCCGACACCACCCGTGCCGACCACGCCTGTAACCGGGAGACTATCCCATTCGGCATCATCCCAAGTTCCTGTATCCCACGGTCCTTTTGCCACAGTTCATCACGCGATGCGTAGCAAACCCGTCGTTTCGTCGTTGGTCGGCATCGACAAAATGAACGTGCCGCTCGTAATGGTTTGCGCGCCAAACGTGTAAACCGCTACCGCCTTATCGCTTTGCGTGCTGTTGTAGATTAGGACTGCGTCAAAAGCAGTCGTCAGCGTGACATTGCTGTAGGTCAGCGAGGCCGAGGGGGTCCAGTATGCCGTTGTGCCGCCCGTAGCCGGCGCATTGGCGTTTGTAACCGTGATACCGCCTGCGGTATACCCTGCGCCAGACACCTCCCCAGACACGCTGTATGCGGTTGTGCCTGCGCCTAGCGATGCCGTTGCTTCAAACAGCGCAGCCTTAAACGTGTCGGCTGATGTGCCTGCGCGGGCGACTGTGGTTCCGAGTGCGTGGACGCCTTCCAGAATTTCCTTCTTGAACGACGTACACATTGCTTGCGAATTAGCCATTAAAGCCTCCGAGAATGCTTGATCCTTCGGGTAGTTTTTTCAACGTAACGTGTACCGACCGATGGACTAACTCGCCGTCGTGCCAGTATTCCACCCACTTTGTAAGTTCATGGTCGTTATCAACCACTCCCTCACGCTTTTCCAATTGCTCTTCAGGCATTTCGCCTTTAGTTGTTTGAATCATTGCGTCACCACTGACGAGGACAGATTCATTTCGGCCTGCATGGGTTCAACGCCGACCGCACGGCCATCAGCGCCACGAATGATGCGTTTTGGTGCAGAAAGCGCGGACATTGCCGAGCGGATGCCTTGCATATTCTCCGTGTTCGCTGCGGCCATGTTTTCGTACAGCATCGCGAGCCGATCCATCGCGGCTTTGACTTCCGCACCCATATCCTGCACCACACGCTCCGAAACGGCTTGTTGCGCCTCCAGCATGGGGATGTCAAGGCCGGGGTTGGCCTGAATGCGAGCCACCATCACGCGAGTCGCTGCGTCTAGCTCTGCCTTGAAACGCTCTGCCTGCTCTTTCTGTGCAAGCTCCTGCGTCTTCAGCTGCGCCTCAAACTGCTGGCGCATTTGCTCCAGCTGCATCTCGTTTTGCGCCTTCATCTGCTCAATCTGCATTTCTTGTTGCATCTCGGCAGCCTTCGCTTGCTGTTCGGCTTGGAACTTTTGCGCTTCCATTTGTGCTTGTGCCTGTGCGGCCTCTGCGGCAGGGTCGGGACGAGGCTGACCGGCGGCCTGTTTGATTTGTTCGGCGGTCTGCTCCAGCTGGCCTTCCAATGGCCTTGCCGCCATGAACGCATGCACGCCAAATTTGAGTAGCTCCATCATCACCGGAATCATCTCCGGGCTGGCTTGACCCACCGGCAGCGCTTGTTGCAGGAACCCGCCAAATGCTTGCAGGAATTCCATGCGGTCGCGCTTCATCTGCGCTTCGTCGATCTGGACCAGCGAATCTGCCG